ACTTACTACTAAACGATCAACTGGAGAAGGTTGGCAGAAAAGTAGACCTACTAATATATCCATTGACCGTATAAATCCAGATCTTCCATATGAAGAAAGTAATATTGTCTTTTGTACATGGGAATTTAATAATAGAAAAAGTGGTGTTACGCCCAAGGATTGTAAACGAATACTGGAAGTATATGAGGAGATGAATGGAAAAAATTAACATCATACTAGGCCCTCCTGGCACAGGGAAGACGGAAAACTTACTGAGGATAGTGGACCGGGAGCTTAAGGGTGGAACAGATCCGTCAGCCATAGCATTTGTAAGCTTTACAACAAAGGCGACAGATGAAGCTCGTAATAGGGCAAAATTAAAATTTAAGTTAACGGATGATGATCTACCTTATTTCAGCACCCTGCACGCCTTTGGCAAAAGACAGCTAGGAATGACTCATGCAGAAGTAATGGATGCGTATGACTATAAAACATTTTCAGAGGATTATGGAGTGGATCTAAATTTTGTATCACAAGATTGGGATGACACTGGAATAATTACAACTGACAATAAATTTTTAAGGATAATAAATAAAGCTAGGGTCAAGAAGATGGAGGTACAAGAATTTTACAATAAATTTAATATAGATGTTGCATGGCCTGAATTGTCCAGAGCGTATAGATCTTTAGAGGATTATAAGGAAAAAAATTACAAGCATGACTTTACCGATATGCTTTCAACTTACATTGAATCTGGGCCAGTTCCTAAGTTAGATGTTGTCATCATTGACGAAGCTCAAGATTTGAATAATTTACAATGGGAAATGGCTGAAAAGATGTGGAGAAATTCTAAAAGAGTTTACATTAGTGGGGATGATGATCAAGCCATCTTTAGATGGGCAGGTGCTGATGTGGAACACTTAATTAATATGAAAGGCAATGTGGAAGTTTTAAAGAAGTCCTATAGATGCCCTCAATCCGTTCACAAAGTAGCTGTTAATATAGCTAACAGGATACATAATAGAAGAGAAAAGGAGTGGAATCCTAGGGATTACAAAGGAGTTCTTAAATTTCATGCCTATCCGGAAGCAGTTAATGTTCGTGAAGGAAATTGGCTGGTGCTGGCAACATGTAAATATATGTTCAAGGAAATAGAAAATGATCTCCGCATACAAGGACTACCGTATAAAAAGAATAATAAGATGGCAATTAGAAAAGAACTTTTAAATGCCGTGGATGCATGGAACAGACTACATGAAGCCAAGGATATCTCCTACACGGATGTCTCAGATGTATATAGCCACTTAACTTCTCAAACAGGAGTGGCGAGGGGGTATAAGAATTTAAAATCATTCGAGGGTGAAAAGAAAGAAGAGCAATCATATAATATAGAAGATCTAGTTGAACATCATGGCTTATTAAAAACAAGTGTTCCTTGGGATGTTGCCTTTGAAAAGATTGGCGACAGGGACAAGGAATATCTGCAAGCTTTGGAAAGGTTTAATCCAGAAAATTTAACCGCAGATCCTCTTATTAATTTAAGCACAGTCCATGTCGCTAAAGGTGGGGAGTGCGACAATGTTATGTTATTCACTGATATATCCAGGGCTAACAGGGATGAGATGGAAAAGGATTCAGACGATACTAACCGGGTATTCTATGTAGGGGTTACGCGTGCCAAAAAGGAGCTGCATATAGTGCAACCACAGCAAAGCGATGGGTTTATTATATGAGTGCACATAAAAAACAAATAGGAGGAGATCATTATAAAAGAATGGCAATCCAGCCTAGCCATTATATCGTCAAGAATAAGCTTGGATGGTATGAAGGAAACATTGTCAAGTACATTACCAGACACAGCATCAAGGGAGGAAGACAGGATATCGAAAAGGTTATTCATTATGCTGAGCTTCTCTTAGAAGATAAATACCCTAAATGTAGAGGAGAAATTATGGGAGAAATAACTAGAAGACGTGTTAAAAAATTAGCAAAGGAACTTAAATGACATACGATCTATTTAATCAGAATGTAGTAAAATCAGAATGGTTGCATCCAACAGAATTTCCATCAATGAAAGGGCGCAAGGTTGTAGCTGTTGATCTAGAAACATGGGATTCAGAACTGAAGACAATGGGACCGGGATGGCCTAAGAAACTAGGTATGGTCGTAGGAATTTCTATCTCTGATGGAAATTTCACAGCTTACTATCCAATTGCCCACGAAGGTGGGGGAAATATGGATAGGAGTGCTGTCATAAAATACATTAGAGACATATGTGAAGACGATTCAATACAGAAAGTATTTCATAATGCACAATATGATGTGGGATGGCTCTCAACTATAGATATAGAAGTCAAGGGATATATACATGACACCATGATTGGGTGTGCCCTCTTGAATGAGAATAGATATAACTATACCTTAAATGCAATGTGTGGTGAATATCTTGGAGAATGGAAGAATGAGAAGGTATTAAAGGAGAAAGCAGCAGAACTTGGATTAGATCCTAAAGCCGATATGTATAGAATGCCAGCAGAATTTGTTGGAGAGTATGCAGAAGCTGATGCTTTACTAACATACAAGCTTCATGAACGCTTGATGATAGAGATAGAAAAGGATTCACTGGAAGGCGTATATGACATGGAATGCCGATTAATTAGAGTTATATTCAATATGACCAAGCGTGGAATCAGAATTGATATGCCTAGAGCAATGGCTTTGAAAGAGAAGCTACGCAATAAAGAGAAAAAATATTTAAAAAGGATGAAAGATTTGACAGGAGGAGAAGTCCAGCTTTGGTCGGCACGATCAGTAGCTAACGCATTTGATAGGGTTAATTTAGAATATCCTCATACTCTATTGGGACATCCCAGTTTCACTCAAACTTTCTTGGAAACGCACAAGCACGAGCTTCCACGCATGGTAACCGAAGCAAGAGTTTTAAATAAATTGCAAGGAACTTTTATAGATGGAATATCAAAATACATTCATAATGGAAGACTTCATGCCCATGTCAATCAAATAAGAGGAGATGATGCAGGAAGTGGTGTTCCTGCAGGCACAGTTACAGGAAGATTTTCCATGTACGCCCCTAATCTACAGCAAATGCCTATCAGGAGTGAGTTTGGATCAGAGGTAAGAAAGATATTTCTCCCGGAAGAGGGAGAGTATTGGATTTCAGCTGACTATTCACAGCAAGAGCCGAGATTATTAACGCACTTTGCCATTCTTAATAAGAATGAAGGAGCTGAGGACGTTCGCCAAGCTTTTATAAAAGGATTAGATTTCCATAAACAGACAGCTGATATGGCAGGCATACCCAGAAGATTAGCCAAGACAATTGGCCTTGGAGTTATGTATGGCATGGGTTATAAAAAGATGGCAGTTGATTTGGATATAACTCCCATGGAAGCCAAAGCAATGCTGAAAGAATTTAGAATCAAGGTTCCTTTCATGCAAGGAATGCTAGAGGCTGTAATGAATAGAGCCAATCAAATAGGAACTATTAGGACTTTACTTGGACGTAAGTGCAGATTTGATCTATATGAACCAAACTGGTATGAACCTTTAAAATTTCATAAAGCTATGCCATTGAAACAGGCAGAAGCAGAATATGGCAATGTAAAGAGAGCTGGTACTTATAAGGCCCTTAACAGATTGATTCAAGGATCAGCTGCAGATCAGACAAAGAAGGCTATGGTTGATGTATATGAAAAACTAGGCATTACGCCACTTCTACAGATGCATGATGAGTTGAATTGTAGTGTAAAGTGTGATAAAGAGGGTGAAGAAGTTAAAGATATAATGGAAAATTGTATAAAATTAGAAGTTCCTTCTAAAGTTGAGTATAAAATAAAAGATAATTGGGGCAACGCAAAGTGAACAGAGGATATAGAGAACAGGGCAAGAGCAAGAAACCTAAGGCAAAACCCGGTTTTGCCATAAATGCGGAGCAAATGGAGTATGAAAGACGTAAGCTTTTGGAAGAGATGTCTACGAAAGTTACTAAAAAGAGTCTTAATAATATGGCAGCAGTTGCGGCAACGCATGAGCCAATTTATAAGGACGAGGAAGGAAAAGAAAGAGAGCCAACACTGCGTATCTTATCACTCGGCGCAGGGGTTCAGTCATCCTGTCTGGCACTCATGGCGCAAGAAGGACTGACAAAACACAAACCAGACTACATGATTTTTGCTGACACTGGGTGGGAGCCATCCTTTGTCTATGAGCATGTAGAATATTTAAAGAAAGCAATAACAATTTGCCCTCTCATTACAGTTGAGCGAAGCAATATCCGTGAGGATCTTATTCGTGCAGCGAATCCTATACCAGGAGGTAATGAGGAGTGGAAGTCTTTCGCCGGACGTGTACCAAATCCACCACTATTTGCGGCACGTCCTGGTGGAAAAGTGGGTATGCTATACAGGCAATGTACCCATGACTACAAAGTAATTCCTATTCAAAAGGAAATGCGGAGGATACTTGGTGTAAAACCACGCCACCGTGTTAAGAAAGGAACAATTGTCGAACAGTGGATTGGGATCTCAACAGATGAAGCAATGCGTATGAAAAAAGCACGATTGCCATGGATTGAATCCCGTTGGCCATTGATCGAGATGAAAATGTCAAGATCGGACTGCTTACAGTGGTAT